TCGCGTTGACCCTCTGGCATTCGCTCTGATCTATCTTCCGCACCACCTCCGCGGCGACGAGACCGGTGGACGGATCACATTCAGCGAGTTCCACCTCGATCTGATTGAGCAAGCGAAGCAGTGGATCGTTCCCGACGACCGGCCGGCATTACACCGTGACGCATACGTCGCACCGCGTGGCTGTGGCAAATCCACTTGGCTGTTCCTCATTCTCCCGTTGTGGGCAGCGGCGCACGGATGGCGTCGATTCGTCGCGGCATTCGCTGACTCAGCGGCTCAGGCTGAGATGCACTTGGCCACGTTCAAACACGAATTGGACACAAATCGGGTCCTTCGTTATGACTATCCCGATCTGTGCCGTCCCGCTCGTCGCCCATCTGGAATGGTGGCGGCCGACCGGGCTGGGATGTTGGTGACTAAGGCCGGGTTCACCTTCGCTGCCCGTGGCTTTGACTCAGCTTCATTGGGTATGAAGGTCGGAGAGAAGCGACCCGATCTCCTCATCCTCGATGACATCGAACCGGATGAGTCGTCCTACTCGGCGTACCAGAAGACGAAGCGCGAGAGCACTCTGCTTGATGCGATCCTGCCACTGTCGGTCTATGCGCGCGTTGCTCTGGTTGGCACTGTGACGATGCCGGGCTCATTGGTGCACGATCTCGTCAAGACCCGCACCCTTCCTCAGGATGAGCCAGCGGAGTGGGTGAGGTCTGAGAACTTCAAGTGCCACTACTACCCGGCGATCCTCACCAACGACGATGGCACTGAGCGATCCATCTGGCCGGAGAAGTGGCCGTTCGACTATCTCCAGTCCATTCGGCATACCCGTGCGTTCCGCAAGAACATGCAGAACGACCCCATGGCGGCCGATGGTGACTACTGGCAGGAAGAGGACTTCACCTACGGAGTTCCCTCTCCGCTGACTCACCAGCTCCTCTCGATCGACCCTGCGGTCACGTCGAAGAAGAAGTCGGACTTCACCGCGATGGCGGTCATTGGGTTCAGTAAGCCACGGAAGGAATGCGTGGTGCGCTGGGCTCGCACGTTCAAGATCCCACCCGGTGAGCAGCTCCGAATGACCGTCCTTCGCACCCTCGAAGCGTTCCCCGATGTCGCTGGCATCGTCGTGGAATCCAACCAGGGTGGCGATACGTGGCGGGCGATCCTGCACCACATGCCCGTTCAGCTACGTTCCGTTCACCAGAGCAAGCCCAAAGAAGTCAGGGCCGCACAACTGCTCAACCACTACCAGCGTCGCCGCGTCACCCACGAGGAACGGCTACACGCATTGGAAGAGCAGATGGTCGGATTCCCCAAGGCTCCGAACGATGACCTTGTCGACGCGGTAGGTACCGGTGTTGACGTGTTCCTGGGCAAGAAGCAAACCGCCGGTATCGACACAGCTAGCTACGTGGCCTAGGAGGCAACGTGTCCATCGTCCTTGACGGGCCACTGTCCATCGCGATTCCGCCTGGCAGTGATCGCACTGCGGACCCCATCCTTGATGACCTCATGATTGCCCTTGAGGCGATCGATGACGCTGCTCCGGCGTATCACCGCGCTGAGGCGTACTACGAAGGCGATATCCCGGAGTTCTTCGCCAGCGTTCGCCTCCGCCGTGCTATGGCTCGTACTGGCGTGGCGTTCCGGTTCAACTTCGCCGCCATCCCTGTCGATGCGGTGGTAGAGCGACTGAAGCTCGCGGCGGTCACATCGGCTGATACCGCCACCGACACCGCGCTGAACGAGATCTGGCTGCGGAACAAGATGGCTCTCCAGTCCCGGCAGATCATCCGTCGTGCCTGCGAGTTCGGCGACGCCTACGTGATCGTGTGGCCCAACGACGACACCGGCGAAGTGGACATCTTCTACAACTCCCCGAAGTGCGTTCGGCTGTTCTACGACGTGGAGAACCCGCTGCGGAAGTCCCACGCCATCAAGCGGTGGGTCCTGGCGAACAAGCAGACCCGCGCCGACCTGTACTACCCGGACCGCATCGAAAAGTGGATCACGAAGCCTGGCGCGAAGGGCACCAAGGCCGGTGACTGGATGGAGTTCACCGAAGAAGACGGCACCTGGCCAGTCGACAACCCGTTCGGCGAGGTACCGGTCTTCCACTTCCGCACCGACCAGCCCTACGGCGACGCTGAGCACAAGGGGTTCTACGGCCCGCAGGACGCCATCCACAAGCTCATCGCGTCGCACATGGCCGGGGTGGACTACCAGAGCTTCCCGCAGAGGTACGCGCTCGTGCACCCCGACTCGGACACCTCCGAGGCTGCCGCTGAGGACGAGGACACCTTCGCCTTCGCAGACGTCACCACCGGCGACACCGTCCCACCGATGGGCGAGGCGCGGTCCCAGTACACCGCCGATCCGGGCTCGCTGTGGTTCATGCGTGGCGTCACTGGTGTCGGTCAGTTCGACACTGCTGAGCACCAGAACTTCACCGATCCGATGATGGTCTACCTACGGATGGGTGCGGAGATCACCAACACTCCGATCCACCGCATTGATCCCACAGGTGACCACCCGTCAGGTGAGTCGCTGCGGACCGCTGAAGCCCCGTTCGTCCACAAGATCGAGGATCGGCAGCTGTCACTCGGCGACGCGTGGCGGGAGATGTCCACGTTCGCGCTGAAGATCATGGGGTTCGTCAACCCCGACGTGACCGTGCGGTGGACCCCAGCTCAGACCGTCAATGACCTGGAAGGATGGCAGACCGTCGCTCAGAAGCTCGCTGCTGGAGTGCCGGCCGAGCAAGCGTTCCTTGAGGCGGGCTACTCCGATGAGCAGGTGGAGAAGTGGTTCCCGCAGGACAACGACATGCCGTTCAGCGTGGATCTGCTGGTGAAGATCGGTCAGGCGTTGGCCAGTCTGGGCACAGCTCAGTCCCTCGGCGTGCTGTCGGGCGATCAGCTCCAGGCTCTCGTCAACTCCGTGGTACCGGTTGCCAGCACAGAGAACGACGGTGACTAGCCCCACTCAGCCTCCCGTCGAACAGCCGGGTGTCGCTGAACAGCTCGCGATGTTCTACCTCCACCTCAAGGAAGCCGAGGTGTTGGAAGACGCTGCTGCCGTTGCGACGACCTACGCGGTCCAGGCCAAGCTGCTGTCACTGACGCGGTGGGTGGCGGTCGGATGGGTCAAGGAGATCGGGTCACTGAACAAGCGGGCCAAGCCAGCTCAGCTTGGGCGCCTGATGCCAGAGCTCCGACACCGCCTGAAGGCGTCCGTAGTGAACCCCAGGCCGATCCTGCTGGACTGGGCGAGCAAGGCCCTGCGGATGGGCATGGCTCAAGCGAAGCGGGAGATTGGCTCTCACATCGCCCTGAGTTCGACGCTGGGCAACGATTCGCAGGCCGCCGCACTGAAGGCACAGCTCAATGTCGAGGATCGGTTCAAGCGAGCCGATCGAGTCCTCGCTGTGATCCAAGGGGACACCCACTCCGACGTCATGCAGGGCGTTGCCGTGGCTCACGGTGCGATCGGCGATGTGGAGCGTGCAGCACGGTGGATTACCAACCGAGAGCTGAGCAATGGCACCGCGCAGGTTGCCTCACGCCTGAATGCCGGGTTGCTGTGGGTCGCTGAGCGAGATGCGTGTGTGCACTGCCTCGCCTACTCCGGTGTGATCGCTGAGCCCGAGCAGGTCTTCCCTCCTGACCTGACTTTCGGCGCACACCCACTCACTCCGTGGCCGAATGGCGTGCTGAATCGCCCACCACTGCACGTTAACTGTCGGTGCAGGGTGACTCCTTGGCTGGGCGGTGACACAGCGCTACCAGAAGCGATGAAGCGTGAGGCTCGCCGTTCCATCCTCAAAGGCTGGTCTTCGGAGTCTGAACCGAACTCGACTCGGTTAGACGCCGCTGACCGGCTATTACGCAAGGGAGCGAACCTCCCGAAGACAGTTGAGCAGCAGGCACGGGCGGCTGTGCGCAAAGGGCACTTCGCGTCACGGAGTGTGCCGAATACAGGTAACGTAACCACAACTGATGAAAAAGGGTGACGGCGATGGCAGACACTGGTAGTAGCGAGACCGACTCGGACACGATCGACGTCGGGGCAACCGGCACAACTGATGCGGTGGAGTGGACCGCCCCCACGAAGGACGAGTGGGAGAAGACGCAGAAGGCGCTGGCGAAGGCCAACAGCGAATCCAAGACTCGGCGAGAAGAGCTTGCAGCCGCCCGGAAGGCCACCGAGGACGACACCGGCAAGGCCGCCCGTGAAGCCAGTGAAGCTGCTGAGCGCAAGTTCAAGCCCGTCGCGGTGCGCGCCGCTGCGAAGTCAGCCTTCCTCGAAGCCGGTTTGCAGGGTGTGACACCGGAACGGGTCGCAAAGCTAGTGCGGATGCTCGACCTCGATGCGATCGGCATTGACGACGACGGCGACGTGACCGGCCTAGAAGAGCAGGTCAAGTCGGTGAAGGCGGACTATCCCGAGCTGTTCGCGGCGCAAGATAAGAAGCCACCCCGGATCTCGGGGAGTGACCGCCAGTCCAATGGCCAGCAGCCGAAGCGGTCAGCAGACCTCTTGGCGGCGCAAGCCCTAGGAGGATAGATGTGAGTCTTTTGCTAGCCACCGAAGTGGCCGGCCTAGTCGTCGGCATCGGTGGTGCAGGCGCCGTGATTGTGAAGGGAGGTTCGGCTTTGAGGCGATTCGGGCATTTTGTGGACAAGCTGGCCGGTAACGGTGACACGGAACCGGGCATTCTGAAGCGGCTAGAGGATCTGAAAGGCGTTACGGATGGCCTGAAGGGAGACGCCGCCGAGCTGAAAGTCTCAGGTGTGGAACGTGACGACCGGATAGACGCTCTCACCGAAGCGGTTCAGGAACTGGGCGTGAAGATCGATAATCACGTTGATGGCGACGCTCAGAAGTGGCTCGCTGATGGTCAGGAGTGGGGTAACCGGCTGGAGTCGGGTATCTCCGAGCTGGACGTCAGAGTGACGAACCTGGAGGGTCCGGACGACACTCAGGACCCAGTAGTAGGCACTGGCAACAACAAGTAGGCGTAGAGTGTGCGGCAAGACGTAGCTGTAGCTACGCACGGTTAGGCAGCCAGGTGGCTGTGTAGCCCAGCGGACCCGGATGGGGCGCGGAGGCATCCCCCCATTCCGTTAGGTTCCCTGAAGGGCTCACACTGTGGCTCGCAATACCTATGAGGCGTGGATTCCCGAGGAGTTCGGCTCTACCGTTCTCCAGCGAGTCCACCAAGTTTCCGCGATCGAGGCTTACGCCCAGCGGATTCCGATGCAGACCCAAACCCGTTCGACTCCCCGCTCCGGCGGCGTGAGTGTCGGCATGGTCGCCAAGGGCGGCACGTACTCCGAGGACACCTCCACAAACGACGAGGTTGTGCTTCGTGAGCAGAAGTTCGGTCAGGCCATTCGTATCGCTGAGGAAGACATCAACGACTCCCTCGCGGACATCGTGTCGGCCAAGCAGAACGACTGGGCCACCTCGTACGCCAAGACCCTGGACAATGCCTGCCTCGCGGTCACTGCCGCGAAGGGCACCAGTGGTTGCGCGTTCGACAGCCTTTACTACCTCTTGACGCAGACCGACTCGAACACCAGCTACACGGGCAACGCCAACATCACGCAGACCGCTACCGGTGCCCCGGCGATCACCTACGCCAACCTCAGCACCGTCGCCGGTATCTACGAGGCCAGCGACTTCTTCGATGAGTCGGCTTCGCTGGTGATGGCTCACCCGAAGTACAAGGCACTGCTTCGTGGAGTGCTAGACACCCAGAACCGCCCGATCTTCCAGGAGGGCTCCACTGGCGTTCCCGGTGGTGGCCAGGGTCCGGTTGTCGACACGATCTTCGGTTACCCGGTCAAGTGGACCTTGGGTGCGAAGACCTCCGCAGTCCCCACTCAGTCCCCCACTGGCAACCCGCTGCTGATCATCGGTAACCCGATGTACCTGCTCCTGGGTGTCCGCTCCGGTCCCGAGTCGGTGTTCATCGATGGCCGCAACGGTCTTGGTGCCCTGACTGACGAGTCGATCCTGAAGATGCGTTCGCGTCGTGGCTTCGTGCCCGGCACCGAGCAGGCTTTCTCGATCCTGGAGCAGAGGGCCTGATATGGCTGACGAGACGCCCCAGAAGGCCGCTGAGAAGGTCGAGGGCTCACGCACAGAGCAACACCCCGCCCTTGCTGGCGACGTAGCTGGCGAGGTGGCTGCTCGGTCTGCTGATGGCTCTGACGGGACCACGTTCCGCAAGGTGTTCGTGCTGGCCGGTGACTTCCCCAAGGGAGATCACCCTCAGCACGACGCCAACTGCCTCGGAGTCCTGCAGGAGGCACTTCACCGGGGACTTCACCCCAAAGGTCAGCCGACGCTGACTGCGGTGACAACCACGGTTCCGAACCGGCGCGGGCAGGTTTCTACCTATTGCACCTACGAGGTTCCCGTGGTCCCGGCCGTGATTGACGACGAAGCGCACACCACCGTGTCGCCCTCTTCGTCCGTCGCTTACGAGCCGGTCCGGTCCTGATGTGGGTGGTGCGCCTGCCCTCCTCGCCGTTGCTCCAGGCGCACCACCTGCTTGACCTCGAAGGGAGACAGTCGTGACGCAGACCGGATGGGCTCTACCTGCTGACGTGCTGTCTCTAACTGGCCTCAACCCCACCCAGACTCAAGTGGACCAAGCCAACGGCACGATCGAGGTCCACGCCGGGAAGCTCTACACACTGTCCTCGGCTCACACCGGGTCTCGGGACACCGAGTGGATGCGTCGGGCTGTGGCTTACCAGTGCGCGTGGATGCTGGCCCAGCCCGACATGTTCCAGCGGTTGGAGCTCCAAGCTGTGGCCGCCAGTGGTCGCCCGGTGCCCATCGCTGCTACCGCCATCACCTTGGCCCCGCTCGCTCGCCGTGCACTGGCTCGTGTGTCGTGGATGAAGAGCCGCAGCCTGCACGTCCGGTCCCCATTCCAGGACGGCCTTGGACCGCTCTCAGCGGATCCCCTGGCTGACGCCAACGACTTCTACCTGTCCTGGCAGGCGATGTAGCCGTGTACATCATCGCGACCTGCTCAGCCTCGATCCTGCGAGGCACTGGCACTGACACCTACGGCGACCCGGTGGACAACGGGACGGTGATCGCCAGTGGCGTCATCGCCTCGATCCGGGAGACCAGCCAGGTCGTGATGGATTCGGCCACTCAATCCCCTCGGGTCATTCGATACGTCGCAGCGACCCTGCCTTCGGGCACTGACGTGATCGACACAGACATGGTCCGGGACGACTCCCACGGAGTGCTTTACAGGGTCGAAGCAGTCACCCAGAACCGCCAACCCGGCTTCACGCCGGACCTCGAATTGCAGCTCAAGCGAGTCAGCTGACCCCGTAAACGGGTCGATTCGCACCGCAGGACCAGATCGCCGTAGAGGCGAGGAGAGGTGGTGCCGCATGGCACGCGTAGTCCTCACATCTGGTTGGGAGCAGCACATCGAGGGTGCAGCCGCTGACTTCCTGGAGAAGATCGCCGGGGAAGTCCAGGACGACGCCAAGGCCATCTGCCCTGTGGACACCGGGAAGCTGCGGGAGTCCATCGAGCACGAGGTGGACGGCATGACCGCCCGCATCGGGTCGAACGTCTCCTACGCCCTGTACGTCGAAGAGGGCACCTCTCCTCACATCATCAGAGCCAAGAACGGTGGAGCGCTGTTCTGGCCGGGAGCTGATCACCCCGTAGCCGTGGTGCACCACCCAGGCACTCGCGCTGAGCCCTACCTCAAGCCCGCTCTCTACCGAGCGAGGGCTTCATGACCACCATCCTGCGTGCCAACACCGAGCTAGTCGCCATCGCGTGGCTGGGCACCATTGCCGGCCTATCTACCAGCATCGTGTCGGCTTCCCTGCCGAAGAGCAGCGCCTCATGGACCTCTACCGGGTTCGTCACTGTCCGCACCATGGGCGGGACGTCGAGCATGTACACCCCACTGCGCTCTCCGGTGGTCACCGTCGAAACCTGGGCGACCAATCCGTCCTCCTCAAAGCCGCCGTGGTTCCAGGCGAACTACCTCGCTGAGCTGATCGATCTGGGATGCCGCGCCAGCAATGTGCAGCGGACCCTGACGCTGCCCGGCAACTATCCGAACGCTCGCGTGCTGTCCGCGTACCTGGTGCAGGAGCCGCGGCGGGCCTACGGAGATCAGGGCGACTACGCCCGCTACATCACAGACCTCGCTCTGCACTGGGTGGACCTGTCATGAGCCGCTACGGCCTTCAGGGCGAGACGTCAAAGGAGCTGCTCACTTACGGCGGGCGGGTCCTAGTTCATGACGACCCCTCGGAGTTGGCGTTCCTTATCTCCGGTGCCCGAGTGGTCACTGTCCCCAGGGACATCCCCCCTGACCAGACCATTCCGGTCCGGTTCCACCCAAGCCTGGTCAACGTCCGTTGGCCTCTACGCAGAGAGGACTTCACCTCATGAAGGTGCGGACCACGATCCAACCCGATCGCGAGATCGAGGTTGACAACGCCGAGTACATCGACCTGAAGGCGATGCACCTACTCGTGCAAGAGAACGAACCGACCGGCCGGACCACGGCCGCCACTGAAAAGGAGAAGTGATGGCCGTCAGTACTAGCAACTTAATCATGGGTCCGGCGACTCTCTACACCGGAACATTCGGTGCCGCTGAGCCTGCCGACACCGCAGTCAACACCACTCCGGCTGCTTCTGCGTGGGTCGATGTGGGTGGCACCGACAGCGGTGTCAAGCTCACCGTTGACCAGAAGTTCACGGAGTTGAAGGTCGACCAGATCGTTGACCGGGTCGGTTCTCGGATGACCAGCCGTGACTTCATCATCGACACCAGTCTTGCTGAGCCGACTTTGGTGAACGTGTCGCTCGCGTTGAATGGCGGGACAGCTGCCACTGGAGCAGATTTCGCGAGTCTTGAGCCGCTCTACACGGGCAACTCAGCCACGCAGCCGACCTACATCGCGATGCTGTTCGACGGGTTCGCTCCCAGCTCGTTCCGTCGGCGTGTGATCGCTCGCCGGGTCCTGTCTGTGGACAAGGTCGAGACGGCCTACACCAAGGACAAGCAGACGTTCCTCAACGTGAAGTTCATGTGCCACTACGTCTCCACTTCGATCGCTCCGGTGCACGTCGTGGACCAGACCTCATGATCGAGCTGAAGAGCAAGGCGCCTGTCGATCGGGAGATGGTCGACCTGTTCTCGATCGACGATAAGAAGTACCAGATGCCGAAACGCGTCGGTGCGAACATCGCGCTCGGGTACATGAAGCTGGTTCGCACTCACGGTCAGGATGCCGCGATCGGTTGGGCACTAGAGAAGGTGCTCGGCGAAGAGGCATACACCGCCCTGATGGAGTGTGACGAGGTCACCGCAGACGATCTCGAAGTAATCATGAAGGTGGTCCACGACAACGTCATGGGTGCCGTGGAGAACCCAAAAGGACATGGACCCAAAGACTGAAGCAGACGCTGTGGGTGCTGGATTACCTCGACGATCTCGCGGCAGACTTTCGGGTCTTCTACCGAGTCGACGACTTCGACGAGCTATCCGGCCCGCAGTTTCTCTCCCTGGCGTTCCGGGTTTCCGCATACCAGGGCGTGATGAACGCACGGCTATCTAACCAGCAGCAGGAAGCCAGCAGCAATAACAGCAGCAGTCACCGGCAGGAGGTGAAACGGGTGGAATCGACTAGGGAAGCCTTGACGAAAGACCCCGCGTTCGCCGGTGGCATCTCCTGGGGTGGTGGCTGATGGCCTTCAAGATTGCTGAGGCGTATGTAGAGGTCACCGCTGATGACTCGCAGGCGCTGACCAAGGTAGAGGCGCTCCAGCGCGAGCTGGACATCATCAGCGACAAGCGCATCAACCTGGAAATCACCGATGCGGAAGCCGCAGCGAAGATCGATGAGATCAAGCTCAAGCTCGACGAGCTGACTCACGACCGGGACATTAACGTCCGGATCCACGCCGAAGAGGCACTGGGAGAGGCTGAGCAGGTCCGAGGCGAGCTTAGGAACATCGAGGACGACGAGAAACACCTCGATGACACCAGCAAGAGGACCGGCGCCAGCATGGGCGGGATGTTCTCGAACCTGGCGCCCTTCATTCTCCCGGCGATCCAGTCTATTGGGCAACTGAGCGGGGCATTCGGACTGCTCCCAGCAGTGGCCATCGCTGCCGGTACCGCCTTCGGTGTCGCAAAGATCGGTCTCGATGCGTTCAAGGAGCCGCTAGACAAGCTCCCACCTTCAGCAAGGGCCACTGTCGAGGCCGTTAAGGGCCTCGGGCCAGCGTGGGATTCGGCCAAGACTGACGTGCAGTCGAAGCTGTTCGCCAACCTTTCGGACGTCGTGAAGAAGGTCGGCTCCTCGGACCTGCCAGTGCTGCGGACCGGCCTGGACCAGATGGCTACGGCGTTTAATAGCGGCGCCAAGGACGTTGGGGCCTGGCTGACGTCGACTAAGACCATCGGTGACCTGAAGACCATCTTTACCAACAACGGAATCGCTGCGCAGGACTTCATGCGGGCTCTGCAGCCGATCCTGGGGCTGCTTCGAGACGTCGCCACGGTGGCGTCGCAGTTCCTTCCCCAGCTGGCCACCCACTTCGCGGATGCCGCGCAGAAGGCCGCTGACTTCGTCTCTCACGCCAGAGAGACAGGGCAATTGGCCTCATGGATCCAGACCGGCATCACTGCGGTAGGAAAGCTCTGGGACGTCTTCAAGAATCTGTTCGAGATCATCGTCAAGATCACCAACGCTCCGCCCCTCTTCGGCCTGAACTTCTTGACGATCCTCGATAAGGTCTCCGGTCTAATCCTGAAGCTGGTCACAGCCTTCCCTCAACTGATCCCCATCATCGAGGCACTGGTCATTGCGTGGAAAGCGTGGACCATCGCGGTGATCGCGTGGGACGCCGCCATGGCCGCCAACCCAGTCGTGCTGGTCATTGCCGCTCTGGTCGCACTAGGGATCGCGCTCTTCGAGGTGATCAAGCACTGGGATCAGGTCAAGGCCGCCTTCGCCGCTGGCTGGGAGCAGATTAAAGCAGCCTTCTCCGCTGGCATGAACGCCGTGAAGACGGCATTCACAACGGGTTTGGATCAGATCAAGTCTGTGGCGCAGTCCGCGATGGATTCGGTGAAGAACACCGCCCAAACCGGCTGGGATCAGATCAAGTCTGCCGCTACCAGCGCGTGGGACGGAATCAAGAACACCGTCACAACGGGTTGGGACCAGATCAAGAGCGCCACGTCCAGCGCAATCAGTGCCGTGGAGAGCACAGCCAGCTCCGGGTGGAGCCAGATCCAGAGTGCCGCGTCCTCAGCATGGTCCGCGATCAGCTCCGCGATCAGTAGTGCATGGAGCACGATCCAGAGCACCATCTCCAGCGCGATCTCGACCATCACGAGCACCCTGACCAGCGCGTGGAACACGGTCAAGTCGACAGCGACGGCGGCGTGGCAAGGGATCGTGTCCGCCGTACAAAGCTCCGTGAACACCATGTTGGGTGTAATCCGGGCGATTCCTGGGCAGATCACCAGTGCTCTCGGCAATCTCAGCGGGTTGCTCGTCCAGGCTGGTAAGAACGTCATCCAGGGCCTGATCAACGGTATCCAGTCCATGGCCGGGGCGGTGGCCTCGGCGATCAGCAACATCGCCTCCACGATCCGTGGCGCCTTGCCGTTCTCCCCGGCGAAGTGGGGTCCGCTATCGGGTCACGGCGCACCCGACATAGCCGGAGGAATGATCTCCCGCATGCTCGCGGAAGGGATGATCGGCAACCTCAGTTACGTCAGGAATGCAGCTCAGCGCCTCGCTGGCGAAACCATGTGGGACAACGACTATCGACAGTGGTCAGTCCCACCGATCAGCTCCCTGCCCAATGAGGTGGACTACGGGACCGTATCGCGGTCGACGTGGCGCGCACTGCTCAATGCCGGATGGCTGCCTGATATCAGCAACGGCAAGGCAGCCCTGATACGGCCCCAAGCCGCTACGCCGACACCACCACCTACCGCGACTGGCACAACCGGCACGCAGGGCGGCCAGACCGTCATCGTCAACATCACCCAGACATCCGGTTCTTCGGCTGAGACCGGTCGCCTCGTCGCCCTTGCCCTGAGGACGGTCTCCTGATGGCCCTTGACGACTTCCAGTTCTCTTACGGTGGACTCACCTTCGGTGACGACACCAACTACTTCGTGGACCACTTCGAGGGCATTGAAGGGTTCGACACCCGCATCTCGGATTCCGATCAGCCTCGTAACGACGGAGCGATCCGTGGGCTGGACTACCTGGCACCTAAAACGATCGCGTTCACTCTCGCACTAGCGCAACCCACGGAAGTTGACTACGAATCGCGGTGGGCTGACATCAGGGCAGCGTTCACGCCCTCGCGTACAGCCGACAATCCACTGGTCTTCAAACGCCCAGGTCAGGACGAGCGGTACATCAATTGCCGGCCGATCCAGCTCCTCCGCGTCGAGAACTACCTCAGCTTTGACCAGGTCGGACATCCACCCGTCGTACTACGGGCCGTGGACCCCCGGATCTACTCGACCACTCAACGCAGCGGTAACGCGACCGTGTTCGCCGCTGTGCAAGGCGGCATGGACTGGTCAGTGACTAACTGGCCGGTCGACTTCACTGGTGGGTCGCAGAACCTGCTGGTGGTGACCAACAACGGCACAGCAGAGGCGTACCCGCTCGTGAGGTTCTTCGGTCCGACGGTGGGCACTGTCACCGGCGTCACGATGACCAATCTCACCAACGGATCTGTCCTTCAGATAACGACCACCATCACTACCGGACAGATCCTCTCCGCAGACATGACTGCGGCCGTGACCGGCGCGAATGCCCTGGTGATCTCCCTGTCGGGAGCCAACCGCTATGGCAACTGGACGGTGCCTCGGACCGCATTCAGCTTGTCGCCAGGCTCCAACGTTCTCCGGTTCCAGGTGACCGGTACCTCAACTGACGCAGTCGCCAACCTCACGTGGCGCGATACGTGGCTGGACTAAGGAGCTAGACCGATGGCGACAACGACGTACACCGATTCCACGTTCAGCGTGGACCTCATCGGCGCTCGCACCGACAGCAGTGGTGGGGCGGTCACTGACACCACCGCCGAAGAGGCGCGGATCATGGCCCAGCTCGTCACGCCTGGATACCTGGTGCCCGCCGCAGCGTTCGTGGTGGCAGCTCAAGCGTCGCCGAACATGACCGTGAAAGTCGGATCAGGCACCGCAAAGGCGGACCACTTCGTCCTCGGGGGCACGGTCGGAGGGCAAGGCAACTACATCGTCCGGCTCGACGTGTCCTCGCTGAACGTGACCGTCCCTGCGGCGGATGCCTCGCAGACGCGCACCGATGAG